TCCGGGCACGGGCCTTGGCAGGCGGTGCAGTACCGATCGCCCCCGCTGAAGTGCCAGTCAGCAAGGGCGCGGAGACGTTTTTTTCCTGATCCAACACCAGTGCTTTGGCGACGTAGCCTGCCTGGAAGGCCTCGAAGATTGGATAGATTTCGAGCAAGGCGTCGACACCTTCGGGGGTGAGGTCCAGAACGTTGCCGTCCATATCGCCCACGCCCTCCCATTCCACCACGGCGCGCCGCCCCAGCGCTTTGGCAAAGACCAGCGCGCGGTCCTCGTTGCTGGCGTCCTCGGGGAGCGCTTCGATGCTGGGATCGTTGCGGGTGGTCACCATCAGCGCAGTGGTCAGCGGGAGCAGACGCACGCGCACCCCGGGCGACAGCTCAAGCCAGCGCGGCTTTTTTGACAGGTCAAGTTTCAGCACGATCAATAAACCTCCACATCGTTCACCAGCGTGATGGTGCACATACGGCCCACAATTGCGTCTTTGGCCGCTTGCCAATCGAAGGTGGCCTGCACGCCTTGGGGCCCGCCGATCTCGACACGCGGTCGCGGCAGATAGACCGAATGGGCTGTGATGGTGAGGCTCTCACCGGTGGGCAGCAGGTAGGAGAACTCAAGCGCGCAATCCTCGCCATTGATCGCCTGATCCATCAGCGTATTGTCGGCGAAGCGCACCTCCATGCTGCCCGAGAGCGTGGCCATTGAGGGATCCGCGCCGTCGATCATACCGTCAGCACGGATGGTCTCGATGCGGTCGAGATTGTTGGCATAGGTGATCTGGCTGGAGATTACGTTACCCAGCGCTACACCGTCGCGCTTGATTGAGCCGTTGAAATGCCCGAAGCGCTGCAGATCGATGTCTGTCGGCGTGCCAACATTGGTGCTGGGCGCCAAGGTTTCGCCCTGCGCGATCATGGACACCGAGGCCGTCAAAAGCCCCGAACGCGTCATTTGCCACGAGAGCTGATCCACCACGCAGCCCGCGTACATCGCGAAGCGCGGGACTTCTGGCATGCCAATCTCGATGGCGAGGCTTGGAAGGGTCCAGCTGCCCGAGCGGAACTCGTGGCTGTAGGGAGCCTCCGCGCCGGTCGTGGTCGGATCGCCAAACGCCGCCTTCAGCCAGTAGCCAAAGCCGATCGCATCAATCGGAACCACCACGTCGCCATCGCTGGTCAGCGCGTCCTTGATCGGCGCCAGCGGATCCCGGCCATAGCCGAGCAGCTCCGACTCGAGCAGTGGTTGCTCTGCGCCAAGCGTCGCGCTGGCAAAGGGCATCTTGAAATAACCGCTCGCGGGCGGCGTGCCGTAGATGGATTCGTAAGCGAGCGCCATCTGCGCCCGCGCTCCTTGTGCGCGTGCCATGTCCTGTGTTCCTTTCGTGGTTCAGAGAAGGGGATCGGGGGTCCCGTAAGTGAGAACGACCGGAATGGTCGCGGCCTTGAAGCCTTCGGCTCCCTCAATGGCCAGATTAATCGGAGCAGGTGATTCCCCGATCGCATAGTCGCAGAGCCCGCCCAGAGTGCGGTCCGCATCGATGGCCGCGTGGATGGCCAGCTTTAGAGCGTCGAAAGCGGCCTCGCGCGCGGTCTCGGTGCCCTCGACCACCACATCGACCTCGGCGCGGTGCTCGTAGACGTAGAGGGGCGGCGACATGAGCGCCTCCGGCGTTCCTGGGCTTCCGTCGCGCAGTATCATGATCCCGTTTGCAGGCACACGCTCGGGCAGCACCGCATTGCGCAGCAGCTTGGCCCCGTTGGGCAGTGTCGTCGCCAGCGCGATGTTCAACGCCTGCAGAACGGCTTCGCTCTTGCTGGGCATCAGGTGCCTTCCTTCCAGTTCGAGACGATCAGGCCAGGCACACGGTTCGCCCATGCTTCGCCATCGCGGGCGAGGTCGAGACGCTTGCGCAGATTGACCTGCGGCACGAGGATGAAGATCGGAACCGTTGCGAGGCCTCGCCCGGTCTTGGAGCGAGACGCCACTGCGCGGCCCTTGTTGGTGAGGCGCGATTCCGCGACCAGCAGGCTCGGCGCGCCGCGACGATAAACAAAGCGCAGCCGCAGGCCAGTCCGCTGCTCCCATCCGCCCGGCGTGATCCGCTTATTTCCGACGCCCTTTACACCAGCGGCAGGCGTGGGGATCGCGAGATAGAAGCCGTTCTTCGAGCGGATCAGCGCGCCGCGCTCGAAAGCGCCAATTGCCTTTGGTGCGTTTGTCCAGACCATCGTCGCCGCGTTCAGCGAGTCCATGCCCTTGGGATAGACCGCCGAGCGGATGGTGCGGGCGAGGCGCGTGCCCAGCCCAGCGCCGAGGATTTGTCCGCGCCAGTCATTCTTGAGACCTGTTCCAGCCTCCGCCATTGCGCGGGAAACTGCGCGCTCGCCATCAGCGCTGACCTCGCGCATTTGCTCGACGATGTTGCCGACAATGTTGAGTCCAACCCTCACAGCGTGCGCCCCTCGACCGACCAGACCAGGCGCTCTCGGTCGCGCACTGGCTCCGAGCGCACCTCAAAGAGCTCTCCTGCAATCTCGAGCGTGTCGCCCTTTGCAAGCGCTGGCACCTCCGATACCCGCAAGTCGAGGGTCAGAGTGTCCGTCACAAACCGGCTGTCGCCGAAGTTGGCCAGCTGGTCAGGTGCCTTCCGGATCACGCGCACAAGAGTGCCGGAGCCTTCGCCGCCCGCCCGGTAGAGAGCGTCGACAGCCATGTTCGGGTCCTCAAACAGAAGATCGATGGAGGCGGCGAAGGCGTTCATGATCAGGCCGTCACGCCAGCACCGTTCAGACGCACGCGCCCGACGGTTTCGCCTGCGGTCCCGCCGACAGAAGCGACAGCAACGCCGATCAGCTTGTTGGTGCTGGCCGTTGCTGTGCAGGCGGTGCCAGTCCAGTAGACCAAAGCGCCGACCGTCCAAGCCTGACTGGCCACCTTTGGCAAATCGTAGACGCCAGTCAGGTTGATGACGCCTTGCGCACCATTGGCGATCGCACCGGCCGCCACGCCGAACAGGCTGCCGACGAGGACACCGGCGCCCGACGCAATGTCGGCACCGGCAGTGATGGTGAGCGTATCGCCCATTGCTACAAAGTTCTTCATGGGTGTTCTCCCGCTGAATGTGGTGGTTTGCTGGGCCCCGATCGAGGCCCAGCATCAATTGGGGTTTAGGCGGGGGCGGCGCCCGCGTTCTTGTACATTCCGCGCCAGTCAATGGCTTTGGCCGCGAAGTCGTGACGCGCCTTGATCTCCATGCCGTCGACCTCGAAGCCCATCCGGGTTTCGGTGAAGACGCCTTCCTGTCCGTCGAGGTAAGCGTATTCCACCGTGTCGATGCGCGAAGGATCAGCAGCGAGGAACCAAGGGTCCTGACCACTGGCCGGAATGAGGCGCGGTTCCTCGATCACCTGCATGCGCCCTGCGTACGGGTTCACATCAGCGGTATTCGAAGGCGTGGTTGCCGTGATCTGCTTGCGGGCCTCGACCGAGCGCTGACCTGGCGGCACGATGATGTACTGCGGCAGGATGCTGATCTTGCGACCCTCAATCCCGGTCTGCTGCGCGAACTTGCGGTAGGCTTCCGAAAGCGAGGTTTCACCGATCACCGAAGCGGTGCCGACGTTGCCGTGGGCAGCATCGAACAGAGCCACGCTGTCGCCCATTGCTGGGTTCTGCATCAGGATCGAATAGACGATGTCCGATTCCAGATCGGCTGCAGAAGCACCGAAGGCAGCGGGCACGCGGGTAAAGGCATCAAGGTCGTCGTTGATCAGCGTCTGGCGTGTGATCGAGACGATCCGGCCATAGGTCGCCAGTGCATAGGCTTCTTTCGCCTCGCCAATGGTCCCGTACTGGAACTCACCGGACTCGAGCACCTTCTCAAGATCAGGCGCGCCGCCCAGCTGCGTGCGATTCACGGGCTTGAAGTCCGTAATCGTCGCGCGGCGCGCCCAAGCACCGAACGTGCGCGGGGTGCCATCGTAAGCCGCGCGCAGCGTCTTGTTCGCGACGTTCGCGAGGATCGCCGGGAAGTCGCTGGTTGAGTGATAGCCGACAGAGGCACGCGCCTGGAATGCGACACCGGCCAATTCCATCTTGGACATGCCGCGTGTGCTGACACCAGCGCGATCAAGGGCGTGACGAGCCATCTCGATCAGCGAAAGGCCACGGAATTCCCGACCATTCGCGGTCAGCTCGTGCCGACCGGGATTGTGGCGATGCATCAGCGCCTCTGTCATTGCGTCGCGGTACTGGACCTCGCGCTCGCCGGTGCCGCGCGCCTGAGCAGGTGCGGGTTCGGGTGTGCGACCAGCCGGATCGGTCTCGACCAGCTTGTCGAGGATCTGCGAGCGCGCCTGGTCGAGCGAAACGCCATCGCGGATCAGCTGATCGCGAAACGCCGGTTCAAGACCGTGCCGGGAGCAGAGCGTGCCGATCTCTGAGGAGCGCGTGCGCTCTTCAGCGCGGATCGCTTCTGCGTCGATCACCGGCGCTTGCGGGGTGGCGGGCGCCTGGGTGGTTTGGGTGGTGCGGGTCTGTTGGCCTGCATCGGTGCGGTCGGATGTCGTTTGATCACCGGCCGTGTTTTCATTTTCTTGTGGCATTGCTGCCTCCTTTCCAGAAGTTGCCTTTGCGGCAGGTGTGTCGCGCCGGGTGATGACGCAGGGGTTGCGGGTCTCTCGTCCGGATTGCTCCGAGCGGATTTTCGCGCCGGAATCGGCGGGCATTGCGACCGCCGAAATCTCGTAGGGTTCCCAATCGACGGCGCGCCATAGCTCGCGAGCGCCGTCCGTCTTGGTGATGTCGTATCGGTGCACCCGGTAGCCGACCGAGACCTTGTTGATGGTGCGCTCGAGGATGCGCTGAATGGCCGGTGCCGCGTCCTCAGCGCTTGTGAGGCGGATTTTAGCGGTGCCTTGGCCGTTCTCGACGCGCACGGAGCCTGGAACGACCGATCCGAGGACATTGGACACACCGCCCCAAGTCTGGTGGCTGTCCAGAAAGGGTGCGCCTTCGTTGAGACGATCGAGCCGGATCGAGTTGCCGTCGACCAGCAGCTCTTCGTCATATTCGACGCGTTCGTCCCAGCCTTCCCATCGCGCGCGCTGGACCGTGGCCCCGGTCGTCCAGATGATATCGATGGTGCGCTCGGCCTCGTTGATCGTGTCGGCGCGCACCATCGCCTCCCGCCCGATAAGGGGCAGGTCCAAGGTGTCTCTCGGCATGTGTATTACTCCGTTGCTGGCTCGCGCGAGGGCGCGGCGTTGGGGTCAGCGGTCTGGACGAGACCAGCCTTGGTGACCTTTCGAGGGTCGGCGTCAAAGACGAGTTCGAGCTCGTCCATCTTCGCATTGAAGTCGGCGGCTTCTTTGAGGAGCTCTTCGGGATCGTATCCGCGCCGCGCGATCTGCTGCGGGATCGTGGCGAAGCCGGAGCGCACCTCGAGCAGGTCTGCCTGCGCGTCCTGCAGCGGGTTCACGCTCTCGAAGCGAGTCGGGCCCCACTCGGCGAAGATTTCAACGCCGCGCGGCAGCAGGCCCGCGTCCTGGGCATACTCGATAAACCATCCCCAAATGCGCTCGCAGAACATCGGAATGACGGTCTGCCACTGGATTTGCTCAATCATGCGGCGAAACTCGTTCAGCCCAGCACGGGTGCTCGAGAAATTCGCTTGGCTCATGTCGCCGGTCATCAGCGCGTATGGGACGCGAAAGCCCGCTGAAATCAGATGCTGCTGGCCGCGCAACCACTCGCCGATGCCGCCCGTCGAGGTGGGCTGGTTGAACTTGATGTCCTTCCCGTTGCGGGCATAGGCGATCAGACCGGGCTCGAACTGCTCGATGCGGTGGCCTTCTGAATCCTCGACTGAGGGTGCGATCCCCTGGTCCGCTTCTTCCGCGCCAAAGACGATCCCGACAAGGCAGGCTTCCGTCTTCTTTCGAACCAGCTCGGCGGTCTGCCAATCGTCCAGATCACGGATGTGCCGCATGGCGGGCGTGCCCCATGGGACGCCGCGGGACTGGACGCGCTGGCGCTCGAAGAGGTGTGCCACGCGCTCAGCCGGGATCCGGACCGACTCGAAGCGCCGACCGAACACGGTGACCGTGCCGCCCGGGTGATCCGGGAACAGCCAATAGCCGGAGCGCCGACCGTTGCGGTCAAACTCAATCCCCTGGTCGATGCGCACGCCATCCGGACGGTTGTCCATGCGCGCGGCGTCAAGATGGTCGGCCTCCCTCAGTTCGATCTGAAGCGGCACCAAGCCCGGCCTGCGTCTGTTTGTCGGACGGGCAAGCGCAAACACCTCGCCGCCCTCGATCATTTCGCGCACAGCGAGGTTCAGCAGCCCGTGAAAGTCGGTGTGGCCGTGGCGGTCGCAGTTGCGCGACCAATTCTTCCACAGCGCGTCGACGCGCTCGTTCAGCGCCGGGTCGCTGGTAGCGGCGCGCGGCCGGATCCCGGTGCCGACAATGTTGTTGACCAGAACCTGCACAGCTTGGGCAGCCATGGGGTTGTTCCGGACCAGATCGCGCATGCGGTCACGCAGAATCGGCCCAGCGCCTGCGATTTCCTTGTCGGCGGAGTTGCCAGTGGCCCGCCAGCCGTCCGTCCCGCGCCCTTTGGATGCGGATTCGTATCCGCGTTTACGCTCGATCGCGTCACGGGCGTAGAGCCGTCGCAGCGCCGCTTCAGGCGAAAACACTGCGACGGCTCTGTCGATCAGGCCATAACGCAAGGGAGGAGGAATGCGCTCGGCCATCAGGACCTCCGGAAGCTGGCAAATCCAGCGATTGGCAGTTTCTTTCCAGTCTGCGATGCCAGATCGGCCTCGATCGTGGCGATGATCTGCCTCATCTCGTTCAGGGACCGATACTTCGTGGTTTTCCCATCGTAGCTGACCTCAGTCACGCCGGAGGCGTAGGCCCGCTTGATCGCGTCGAGTTGTGCCTGCGTAAATCCAGCCATTTTAGAACCATTTCCTGCCCCGCGAGCCCATCCAGTCGGACGAGC